CGGACCTCCTTTTGTATTCCGCGATTTTGACGGTGAAAGGCCCGTCAGTGTTGGCGGGCCTTCGAGTTGGCACACGGACTAACGATGAACGCGTTTCCGTGTGCCAAGAGTTCTCTTGATGTTCTGTTCGGTGTGCCAACTACCAAGTCACGCCGGCGACCCACGCGACCACGCCCGTGCGGCGCAGCACCCAGTTCATCGGCAGGATTAACCGCAGAGCCATCGAGTCCGTTTGGAAGAGCGACCGCGTCGGCGCAGCGACCGTTGCGGGCGAACCCGCCGTGCCGATTGCCAGCGGAGTCGTGTCTTCCATATGAAGGGTCGCCTGATCGCTGATCTCAAACCGGGGCGATTCACCACCGACGGTGACGAAGTCGGCGGCGTCGACCACAATCACGGTGCCGAGCGGCACGGTGCCGGCCGTGATCACGCTGTAGCCCAGCAACTGGTTGTTGCTGATCTCGTCCTTGAACGGGAAGACGCCGGTGCCGGGCGCGCTGACAAGCCCAATAGAAACTTTCTGCTGGGGATTCATGAGCCACGCCATCTTGCGGATGTTGCCGTTGGTGCCCACCATCAGCGCGCCGGTGAGCGCCTTGAGATCGGCGACCAGTGCGGCGAAGCCGCCGCCCGCTGTTGGCGTCAAACCAGCAACGCCGTTGAGCAGACCGGCGGGCCGCACCGTCGTTGCCGGATTGGCATCGAGCAGCACGGCGTCGATCGACACCGCCGTGTCATGCTGGATCGCATCACGCAGCAAGCCCTCGATCGCAGGAATCGAATGTTCATCGAGTTCCCTTGTCCAAGTTGTGATGACCGCCATTTTCTTCGGCGTCAGCGTCGCCGCCGTGAACAAACCTTGCCGCACCGGGATCGGCTGACCTTCACCGACGAACGAGCCCGCGATCGTCGGCGTGAGCGAGCGTGTTGGCACGATGATGCGACCGTTGCGACCAAACGCCAGCGACAGGCCGAGCGCCGCGAGCGACGGATAGACCGCATTGGGATAGAGCGGCTCCATGAAGTCGGCGTTGACCTGCTGCACCAGTTCAGCAGCCCAGCCGACGACCGTCGTCATTGCCGGCGCGGTGGCCGCTTTCGACGTGTAGTCGATGAACGCCTTGGTGGCTTCGTCGTCGCCGTAGATCATGCGACGCACGTCATCGATGTTCTTGTGCTCGCGGTGTGCGAACATCCGCACCACGCCGTCACGCACGAGGTATTCGATCGGCTCGATCTGCTTCGGCTTGATGCCGAACGGCCGCGCCGCCGCGCGTGATGTCGTTGTCGTCGTGAGCCCGCCGCCGGTGCTGCTGTTGTCACCGTCGGCCTTCAGCAACAGGGTGCCCTCGGATTCCTTGAGCGAAACGAGGTTCTTCTGTTCCTGCTTGATCTTCGCGTTCAGTTCGTTGGTCACTTCGAGTTCGGCGTCGCTGACGTTCGTGTCGTCGACGGTCTTCAGATGTTCAGTGAGCTTGTCCCGGTACGCGTTGATGCGCGCCTGCGAGTCGGTGATCCTCTGTGCAAAGACAGACATGGATGTTCTCATGATCGGAGATATTTCGGCGGGCTTGCCGGTTGAACGACGATCGACTTCAAGCGCGTCCCGGCTGCCGGGCTTGGCAAAGACGAGCTTGACCGTGTCGTCGGAAATACTGAGAGACTTGGCGACCGCGAGCGCGTTCGGGTTGGCCGGCACCGTGACCAGCGAGCACTCGACCAACTCCATGCGCTTGAAGCGCGAGCCGGCGAACGGATCACCGGACTTGAGCAGTTCAGCCTCGATCGGTGCGAAGCCGACGCTGACGGCTTTGAGCACGTCGTGATCGACTAGCTCATGGATTTCATCGATGCGCGGCACCTTGCCCTTGGGCAGAAGATTGAGCTTGCCGCGCAATTTTCCGTCGACGACGCGCAGGTTCGACCACGTGCCGATCGGCAGCCGGCTGTCGTGGTTGAACAGCGCCACCGGATTTTTTTCAAAGTTGTCGAGCATCCATCCGTTCTGCATGATGATGTCGTTCATGCGATCGGGCGTTTCGTCCGACATGACGAACTCGCGGTTGATCACCGGCTCGGCGTGCGTCTTGCGGACGATCTTGTCGCCGTTGCTCTTCGTCTTCGTGGCGCTGCGATTGTCGGCCCACATCGTGCGGCAATCGTCCGCGTCCTCGCCCTCGTCGTTGACGCAGCGATCCATGAAGTCGCCGAAGTCCTCATCGTCTTCCGGCGTGACTTGCTTCTTCGGCATGATGCCCTCCGTGCGCGCGAACGCGCGTATGCGCGCAGGGGTGCGCGCGCGTGGAAGCGTTCGAGGTCTGGTGGTTACTTCGGCTTGGTGAGCGCCAGCGTCTTCTCGGCCTTCGCGCGCGCCTGCGCGGCGCGGTGCCTGCGACGATGCTTGTCGCGGATTTCCTGCTTCTTCTCGGGCGGCGGATGCGTATGGACCGGGCTCAGCCAGTGCGGCGCGCCGGTTTTCATCTCCTCCGCGAGAATGTCGATCTCGTAGAGCGCGGGCGCCTCGTCGTCCTTGGGTTTCTTCGCCATGACGTCACACGTGCTTCTGCAGCGGCGTCGAGGTGAAGCCGGGCGCCTGTCCCTGCCACACGTCCCAGCCCTTCCATGCGGTGCCGGCGACCACGACTTCCTGCTCGGATTTGATGTTGATCCCGTAGGCCGGGATCGAGACCGCAGCGGTGCGCGGCACGATCGCCCGCAGCGTGACCTTGCCGGCACCGCCACCGCCCCAGCCATTGGCGACGGTCAGCGCTGTCGTGGTCGACGCGGCGCCGTTGCGCTTCACGTCCATCGTCGGGAGATGCGTGAAGCTGCCGACACGCTTGCCGGATTCCGCGTGCTTGAAGATTTTCTCGACCAGCATCTTGTCGAGCGTCATGCCGCGATAAAGCTCAAGCTCATCCTTGTCGGCCTTGTCGAGCAGATACTGCGTGACTTCCCATTTTGCGCGGATCAGCGCCTTGACGCCGTCATAGCCGCCGATGAAGGGAAAGATTCTGTCGGCCCGCGCCTTTGCCTTGGCGGGCTCGATCGCCGCACGCGTGTGACTGTTGAGCCGGCCGCCAAGCTCTTCGGCAGTCGCAAGCTGGATCAGCTTGCCGTCTTCCGACGTCGAGCTTTCCTTCCAGCTTTTCCAAAGCTCGTTGTCGGCCTCGCGCAAATCCTTGTCCGTCGGCGCCTCAATGTCGCGCGCGGCCATGATCTCCTTCGTGCGCTCGCGCGAGAGATAGCGCGCCAGAATCTGCGTGCGCCGGTAGTCGTCGCCGCTGGTGTCGTTGAGCGGATCATATTTCGTCGGCAGCCGATCGAGCTTCGCATTGTCGAGAGAGGCGACGATGCTGCTGTCTTCCTGTCCACCGCCCTTGTCGGTCGAGAGGATCGACGTGTTGCTCTCGGTCCACGCAAACTTGTCGCTGTCCGACATGCTGTCCCAGCCCTCTTTGACCTGCTCCTTGGCTTGGTCCGCGAGATAGTCGGGCGGCTCCAGATCATTCGCTACGTCATCGGCGCGCTTCTCGAACGCCTTGGTGAGCGCCACGGCGATCTCAGTGCGCATGTCCTCGGTGAGCATCTCGTGCGGCTCGATCTTCTCGATGCCGGGCAGCGTCGCTTGCGCCGGATCATAGCCGGCCGGCTTGGTGAGCAGGCCATCGTCGAAATTGATCTCGACGTCTTTCTTCGGCCATGAGGCGCTTTGGTCTTCGTAATCGATGTGGATTGCGTCGATCAGTTGCTTCTCGGTGAACGGGATCGGCGGCTTGCCGGAATCGTCACGCTCCGCGCGCACGTCAGCGAGCGCATCCTGTGCCCATTCGATATCGTCCGACGCATTGCCCTCGTTGAAATCCTCGGCGACCTTCACCCTCGCTTCGTCCGGCGCGTATTCAGTGCTCCAGTTGTCCTGCTCGCTTTGCAGATACTCGTCGTAATACTTCGATTCGTATTCCTCCCCCGCCTGCTCCTGTGCGGCTTCCGACATCGCGTCCCATTCTTCCGGCACGTAGTCCGAATGGTCGTCCTCCTCGCCGTCGTCGCCGGAAGTGTCCTCGACGGCGCCGATCGCCTTCTGCTCCAGATGCTCGATCGCCGGGCGCGCGGTCTGGTAGTCACGTTCGAGATTATAAGCCGTGATCTGATTCCACTTGTCGCCGCCGACATCGACGACATGCGGCTCGATCAGATGGTCGACGCTGGCCGGCTTGTCCTTGTCGGATGCGGCGGCGCCACCAGCGCCGTCGCCACCACCGCCTGAGTCCGTCCATTTTCCGGTCTCGTCGCGCGGGTGCTGGCTCTCGTCGTAAGCACGAAGCTGCGCCAATGTTTGCAGCGCTTCCGCCTTGGCGGCCTGCCACGCCTTGTTGTTTGATTTCTTCGGCACGCCTATTGCGTCGTGAAGCTCGTCCAGCGAGCCGTATGATTGGCTTTCCATCCAGTTGCTTCGGTCATATCGAAGGACATGCCCGTTTTTCTCGATGGCCTTGACAAATGCCTTGT